GAACATAAAAGAGGATTGTTAATTGTTCCTACAACCTCACTTGTTGAACAAATGTATAGTGACTTTGAATCGTATGGATATGATTCAGAAAAATATTGCCATCGTCAATATGCAGGTAAAGAAAAACATACAAACAAGTTTCTTACCATTACTACATGGCAATCAATCTATAAAAACGACAAAGAATACTTTGAACAATTTGACTTTGTTCTTGGTGATGAAGCACACCAATTTAAGGCCAAATCGTTGACAACTATTCTTTCAGGTTGCACTAACGCTAAATATAGAATAGGAACAACAGGTACTTTAGATGGTACACAAACACATCGCCTTGTATTAGAAGGTTTATTTGGACCTGTTTATAAAGCAACATCTACATCCGAACTCATTGAGAAAGGACAACTTGCTGAATTTAAGATTAAATGTCTGATATTAAAATATTCAGAAGCAACTTGCAAGATGGCAAAAGATTGGGACTATAACACAGAAATAGATTATATTGTCCAAAACAAAAATAGAAACGATTTCATTCGTAACTTATCATTGTCTTTAGAAGGCAACTCTCTTATATTATTTCAATTCGTTGAAAAACATGGAAAAAATTTATATGCAAATATTAAAGAACACGCAAAAAATAGGCATGTATTTTTTGTATTTGGTGGCACCGATGTTGAGATTCGTGAATCAGTTCGGTCAATTACTGAAAAAGAAACAGATGCAATCATTGTTGCTTCTTACGGCACTTTTAGCACTGGTGTTAATATCCGTAACCTTCACAATATCATATTTGCCAGTCCATCCAAATCCCGCATCCGTAATCTTCAGTCAATAGGTCGTGGACTTCGTATAGGTGAAAATAAAACAGAGGCAACACTATTTGATATTGTTGATGACTTCCGTGTAGGCAAATTTGCCAATTACACATTGAAACATTTCATCGAGCGTGTTAAAATATACGATGAAGAAAAGTTTAATTACAAGTTTTACAACATAGAAATAAAAAATGGAACTAACTCCTAATAACAATATAAAAATAGTAAGACTTCAAAGTGGTGAAGATATTATGGCAGATATCATTGAAGATGAAGAAAATGATACCATCTTTTTAGATAACCCAATGCATATTATCTTTAAAAGAATACCTACAGGTCAAACTGTAATGATGATGATGCCTTGGTTGCCAATTGAAATTATTAAAGAGAATAGTGCAATTGTTTATTCTTCAGACATACTTACAATTATTGAACCTAAAGAAGATTTAGTTGACTATTATGGTACAGTTGTGATTGAGGCACAACAAAGAATGGAAGAAAAAAGAGACTTCTCGAATGAAGAAGAAGATGATTATGATGAGGAAGAAATAGATGAAGAAGAATTATTTGAAGTGCTTAAGGAAAAAAAGAAGCACAAATTACATTAATTTTCAAAAGGGACACCGAGATGATACACTTTGTCAAGCTCTTTGTCAACAGTTAAACAGGTAAATATTATGGCTAAAACAACTAAACACTATGTAAACAACGCAGACTTTTTGTCGGCTTTAATTGATTATCGTGACAAATGTGCGATTGCTAAAAAAGATGGCAAAGAAGATCCTCAGATTCCAAACTATATTGGAGAGTGTTTCTATAAAATTGCTGACCATCTATCACGCAAACCTAACTTCATATCATATTCTTTCCGTGATGAAATGATTTCAGATGGTATTGAAAATTGCCTAATGTATTTCCGTAATTTTGATCCTGACAAATCAAAGAACCCATTTGCCTATTTCACACAGATTATTTACTATGCCTTTTTACGCCTTATTATGAAAGAGAAGAAACAACTCTATGTCAAATACAAGGCAACAGAACAGTTTGGTATTCTTGATGAACATGAAATGTTTGAAGATGAAAATGGAAATATGAGGCAGTTTGAATTGTATGATAACATTTCCGAGTTCATTTTTAACTTTGAAGAAAACAAACGCAAGAAGAAAGAAGGCAAGACCAAAGGCCTAGAAAAATTTATGGAAGAAGAATTACCTGAATAACTATTGACAACCTCTCAAAAAGGCGATATAATGGATAGATTAAAAATTGAGCATCATATAAAACATCTCCAAGAAATGCACGATGGTTTAGATAAAGATATTAAAGAAGAAGAAAAACATTATGGTAACGATGCATTAGTTACCTTTCTCAAAAAGAAAAAACTTAAACTCAAGGATGAAATAGAAGGTTTCAAAAGCCAATTAATATGAAATTATGCATTTTGGGTGACACTCACTTCGGTGCTCGAGGTGATTCTTTAGATTTTCACAAATACTTCCAAAAATTTTATGATGAAGTATTTTTTCCATACCTAATTGAAAATGATATTAAGGTAGTCTTTCAGATGGGCGACTTGTTCGACCGCCGAAAGTTTATCAATTTCAATTCTCTTTACCTGTCTCGCAAATACTTTTTTGAAAAGTGTGAACGATTAGGTATTCAATTACATACTTTAATTGGCAATCACGATGTTGCCTATAAGAATACACTTGAAGTAAACTCACCATCTCTATTATTAAATGAATATAACAATATCGAAATCTATGAAGAATTTGATACCGTAGAATTTGATGGTGTATCAATTGATGTTGTGCCTTGGATTTGTGATGACAATGTAGATGATATATTCAACCGAATGAAAGATTCAAAGGCACAAATTTGTTTTGGACACTTTGAGATTGCCGGTTTTGAAATGGACAGAGGCAATATTTGTGAAAGTGGTATTGACAAACAATCATTATCCAAGTATGATGTAGTGTTAACAGGACATTTTCATCATAAGTCAACAGATGGTAATATTACCTATGTTGGCACTCCCTATGAAATGACATGGGCAGATTGGAACGACCCAAAAGGTTTTCATATCTTTGATACTGAAACCCGTGAAATGAATTTTGTAAAAAACTCCTTTTCAATGTTTCATAAAATTACATATGATGATGGCAAAACAACTTTTGAAGATTGGAAAGAATATGATTTTTCAAAACTCAAAGAATGTTATGTTAAAGTTGTCGTGTTGAACAAACAAAATCCATTCTTGTTCGACCATGTAATTGATAATCTTTATAAAGCAGGTGTTTCTGATTTGTCGATTGTTGAAGATTTTACAGATGTAAATGTTGATTTAGACCAAGACATTATTGACCAAGCAGAAGATACTATAACTATACTTTCTAAGTATATTGACAATTTAACACTTGATGTTGAACCCGAAAAACTTAAAACATTAGTGCGTGAACTTTATGTTGAAGCATTGAATACAGAAGTGGCTGAATGATACTATTTCGATATGTTCGTTGGAAAAATTTACTAAGCACCGGAAATTACTTTACAGAAATCAATCTGTCAGGTAACACTAATACATTAGTTGTAGGTGAAAACGGTTCAGGAAAAAGCACGATGCTCGATGCGTTGTGCTTTGCTCTATTTGGCAAACCATTCCGTGATATCAACAAACCCCAATTATTGAATTCAATTAACAATAAAGATTGTGTCGTTGAGGTTGAATTTGATACTGGCAATAAAGCATATAAAATCATTCGTGGTATCAAACCAAATGTATTTGAAATTTATTGCAATGGTGAACTTGTCAATCAAGATGCCGCTGTAAGAGACTACCAAGAATACCTAGAGAAGTTTATTCTCAAACTAAATTACAAATCATTTACACAGATTGTAATTTTAGGTTCTGCATCATTTACTCCTTTCATGCAATTGAAATCGGCAGACCGCAGAGAAATTATTGAGGACTTACTTGACATTCAAATCTTTTCTACCATGAACTCATTGGTAAAAGACCGATTGAGTAACAACAAAGATTTGGTTGCAAACAAGAAACATGAAATAGATTTGGCAACACAGAAACACGATATGCAAAAAAAACATATCGATGAGTTGAAGCAAAACAATGAAGATAAGGTGAAAGAGTATGAGACAGAGATTCAATGTAATAGCGATACCGTATCCTCCTTATTGGCAAATGTTACCATCCTTACAACAGAGGTCGAAACATTGCAGAACTCTGTGGCAGTTAAAATTGAAACAGAGGCTAAGGTCAAGACGATTACAAAACTTGAATCGCAAATTGAAAGTAACTTATCCAAATTTCGTAAAGATATCGGTTTCTTTCAATCGCATGATAATTGTCCAACATGTAGGCAAACCATTGCCATGGAGTTTAAAGAAGAAGAACTTACCAATCTCTCTACCAAAGTTACAGAATGTGAACATGGACTCTCACAACTTGAACAGAAATTAAATGCAGAACAAGAAAAGTTAAATGACATTGCAGAAAAACAAAAAGAACTGCAACGAAAACAAGTTGAAATTGCCACATACAACACAACAATCACCGAAACAAATAAGATGATTGTTCGTTTGCAGAAGTTGGCAGAAGAATTGAAAAACTCTAAAACGGTATCTGATAAAGAAGAAAAAGAATTAAGTGACATAAAAGAATGCTTAACCAACTTAAAGAACGATTTAAGAATGTTTATCGATGAAAGAACTTATTATGAAGTTGCAGGTAATCTACTGAAAGATACGGGCATCAAAACAAAGATTGTCAAACAGTATCTACCTGTTATCAATAAATTGGTGAACAAATATTTGGCATCATTAGATTTCTTTGTAAACTTTAATCTTGATGAATCATTTAAAGAAACAATCAAGTCTCGTCACCGTGATGAGTTTACATACAACAACTTTTCTGAAGGTGAGAAACAACGGATTGATATGGCATTGATGTTGACTTGGCGTGCTGTTGCCAAGTTAAAGAATTCGTCTAATACTAATCTATTAATTTTAGATGAGACATTTGATTCTTCACTAGATGCCAATGGCACAGAAGAACTAATGAAAATCCTACATATGTTAGAAGGTGTGAACCTATTTGTAATTTCACATAAAGGTGATATATTACAAGACAAATTTGCAAATGTCATTAGGTTTGCGAAAGAGAAAAACTTTTCAAGGATAATGAAATGAGTGAAACATTAATAATTGATACAGGTGCGGCAATTGGAACACCAACACAACAAGTCAGAGTAGAACCTTTGCCGTTGTATGATGAAAATCATCCAATGTTGAAAGTTCAAATACCTGAATACAAATTTGATTTGCCAAATCCACTAATGGAAATGTTAGTGAAAAGATTGAAGATGACAATGAAACTATATGGCGGTATCGGTCTATCTGCCAATCAATGCGGAGTATTTGAAAGAGTATTTGTTATTGGTACAGACCACTTTCAAATTGCATGTATCAATCCACGAATTATAGGGCAAGCACCATCAACAATTAAAGCAGAAGAAGGTTGCCTCTCTTTTCCAGGCCTTCATGTTAAACTAGACAGACCAGATTGGGTTGAGGTAGAGTTTACAAATGAAATGGGTGAACTAAAACAAATGAGACTTGAGGGTATAACTGCCAGATGTTTTCAACATGAACTTG